CTATTCATTACTTAGCCCTTTGTTAAGGCCGATTAAGCTACTAACCGAGTAGCCCTCTCAGCGTTTGTAGTATCAGTATGAGGGCTTTTTGTCAGATATCAAAGCGTATTCGTGTTTGGCGTGTCGGCCTTAGGGTGCTCTTTAGGTTTAGACTTTAAGCCGTTACCGGCCAATACGCCGCCAAGGGCACCGGTTAAGAATATGGCTAAGGTTTGTAATAGTTGTATAAAGTCTCGATCGTTTGGCGCTTGAGCTCCTACGGGCTGCGTAACAAAAACAAGCGCATACACGGCACCTGCGGTAATTACAAAAAAGGTTAAAGCTAATACCGCGCCAATTAAGAATATAAGGCGAGCGTGGATATCCTCAGGCGTTAGCCGCTTATTCTCTTTACTCATCGATCGTAATAAGGTCCTTAGTGCAGACTCCGGAAACTTCGCATTGAGGCGGAGTGCACTCAGGCTTTGTCCAGTTTTCGTATTCTTGGCACTCATATCTAACCCACCCATCGTAACCGCACCCCGATAGGAGGATAGTCCCCACTATCGCCCCTATCAGGGCCCGGATCATTTAGAGCCTATGCCGTATTGCTTCTCGCTTGGTTGTACCGCTTTAAGTAGCGGACCTACGAGGCCGGCGATAAAGGCATTAGCTAATACTTTTGGATCAGTAATACCGGACATATACAAAGCTGCTACGGATGCGAGCGCTGCTCGTGCATATGATTTAGCTGCTGCTTCTAATTGTTTTTTATTCATTTTTTAATCCTAACTTTTCTATTAGTTGTTTAGCCTTAGTAGCCGATACCTCTACCTCAAAGTGCATATCGTCCGGCCTGCTCTTAAAGTCGCCGCCCCACTTAAGGCCGTACTTTTTAGCAAGGGCTCTAATCATTGGTATTTTCTCAGCCGGAAAAGTGTCGTACTTTCCTAGCGGATGCTTAGTCGCGTTTAGATCGATAGCGGTGCCGGATGAGTGACACGATAATTTAGTGGGATTACCTCTTACCATCCTGTACGCATATGCCCAATCGTCAAACGTGCCCTCATCGATCGGCTCGATTAGCTCGTGAAATTCAGCCGCGAAGGCTGCGAGTAGTGGCCCCACACTCTCAGCACATCGCAGCTTACGATCCGTACCCTTTACCGGGTAGGACTTTATTTTGATCTCGGCCGGATCTTTAGAGGCCGGGTATCCGTTGTAGCTTGTCTCCATTATGAAAGTAAGAGGCGCGCCTCATCCTCAGTAATACCGAGTTTAGCTAAGAGCGCTACTTTATCGGCTGCCGTTTGTGTCATTTTATCGGCTTCTAATTTTGATTTATCTTGCTCATCCTTATACGCCAAATATTCCTCATCGGTCATTTCACGATCGACAATTTCATTAGTATCGGCGTTATGTAATCTAATCATTGGTTTAGTCATTATTTTACTCCGTATATTGTGTAAGTGCCGCCGCTAAAAGAGCCGCTAGTTGTTGTAAACGTAATACCGGTAATTGCATTACCTTCCTCTAAAACAATAGCTTGACTTACGTTGATACGACTTGGCCCAGCTTGTCCCAAATAAAGTTGCCCGGTTTTACCATTTGTAGCCGCAGGGTTTGAGATTGTTAAAGTCGTACTATTTCTATTATCGGATGATGTCGGGATGGTAAAGAGTGAGCCAAATTGCCACTCGATTTTATTATCTGCGCTAGTAGATCTAGTCGCTGATGCCGCACCATTTAACGAGTAAAGTTGGATTGATTGGTAAGTACTTACGCCTCCGAGAGTAATCTGCCAATTAGTTGAGCTAGTAGATGCATAAGGATTTAGAATATTTACGACTAAATCTCTATATCCTGTCATTGTAAGCGAAACCGTTACGGCACTTCCTGTAAGTGATCCCGTGGCTAATTGTGTATATCCTCCGCTTGATGATGTAGCCCATTTAAGGCCCGTAGCCGTGCTTGAGTCCGCCGTTAAAACCGTGTCATTAGCTCCGACGGCCAAACGCGCGAAAGTGTCTGCACCTGTCCCGGGTACTAAATCACCTTTAGCATCGATAGCCGTAGCCATTGAGTTAGTAACGGTTACCGTACCTGAGGTACCTCCGCCGCTAATACCTACACCTGCGGTAACTCCCTCGATATCACCGGTCGCACCTGAGGCTACCCAAGCTGCACCGTCGTAATACCATAAAGAATTGTTATCTTTTGTAAATGCAAACTGTCCCTCTTGAGGAGATGTAATAGCAGCGTTACGAGCTGCCTCGCTTGCGAATACGTTAATACCCTGCATGAGGTAGCCGTTTACATCGCCGGCCGTTAATACCTCACCGGTTGTAAAGGTCTTAAAACCTAGACCAGCTGCCATCTCTTGCTCCTTAGTATGCTAATACGGAGGTATCGAGCACTCCATATAGTGATGAGTCTAATATAAAGCCGTCGATAATCGGCTCTAGTGTTGTAAATGTCGTTTTCCATGAGTTAGGCGTGACACGATGTACTACGCCAAACACTTGTAGAGTCTGTTGCAGGGTCGAGTTACCAGGTTGATTAGTCGTAACCTCTACCGGATCAAAAAAATCTAGGCTAAGAGCTGCAAGGATGCCATCGTTATAATCGTCCATATATAAATCAAGCTCGACCGCATCGCATCGGGTCCGAGTATCTTTACGGCTTGCTACGTAGGCACGTGCATAATCGAGCGCGGCTTGATCTGTATCCATTACTAGATTTTGTTGATTATAAGAGTGCACAAAGTACTCATCGATAGAGTCCTGATCCTGAGCAATCTGAGCCGTACCGCCGATCTTAGTAATAGAGGCAGAGTTATAAACCTGCGTATCATCTAAGCGCCATACGGCATTAAAGTAATTTATATCGGTGCCATTGTCATTAAAGCGAGTAACCGGGAAAGCCTGAGAGTCGATACAAAAGGCGCGGTCCTTAAGCTCTACCGAGCCTCGAGCGTTGATATAGATAGCGCCATACTCGGAGATGGTAGCGGTTTGTAAAGCGTTAAGAGCGGTGCGAGGGTTGCCCGGGTCTGCCTGAAAAATCGTATCGCCGTATTGGATCTCTCGCATAGATGGAGGCCAAGCGATCTCGTCGAGGATAGCGTTTACACGTTCGCCCGGTAAGTCACCGGCTGAGGCTAAAGTAATAGTAGAGACTTGGCTATTTTGGAAAAGTCTAAAAGCATCTACGGCCGTGATAGTTGTGTATACGACATCGGTAGCCATCTTAGGCGTAGTAGTTGTATAGCTAGTAATAAAGCCGCTAAACATCGGATACTCGATACCCTCATAAGTGCCGGTAATCTGTACTTTACGCATCGGAGTAAGTAAGCCGTAGTAAGGCCCTGCCGCATTTTGAGGGTTAAAGTCGCCATTTTGATCGACGATACGCAGAGTTAGCGTACCTGTTTGGAATACGTCGGCCTGAGCGTTACGGCCTCTCATGGTAGTAATACCGTCTACTTGATCTGATACGTCTACGATCAAAGCCTCAGAGTCCGCTAATACGTTTGTCCCTAAAATACCGCTATTAAGGATCATCGCTTGAGCAAAAGCCGGGCCCGTCGAAAAGTTAATTACGGCGTTAATTGTAGGCACGGTCATATAGTACCTGCCACAAACAAAGGATCTCCATCGCGATTAATCTTTTGGATCGTATCTTGTAGCAAGGTAGTAAACTCATCTTGAGATGCAATAGCGCCGGCATTGATACTTATATTGTAATACCTCGCCGCTTGAGCCGCATATCGCGCTCCGCTTGCTGCACCGGCGACTCCTGCTCCGCCCGATAAGCCTGCAAGAAATGACGTTTGAGCTAACATTTCTGTATCAATTAAACCGGAGCCGTTCTTAAAAGGATCGCCCGCTAGATAATCTGCAACCGCCTTAGTTGCGTCATCTGTTAAAAGAGTAAAAGCATCAGCCCTTGCAGCTGTGGCCTCTAGCAATTCGATAACGGCATCGGTTTCGGCTTTGAGGATAGTATCGAGAGTTACTTTTTCTAATTGTGCTTTAAGTGCTTCATCAGCAGCTTTAGCATCAGCAGTTAATTTTGCTATTTGCTCGTCAAAAAACTTTTTTAGTGCTGCATCTTGTGCTAATTGGTCGGCCGATTTACCGCCAAAAGTGCCACCCTTAGCACCGCCATCTGTCACCCCGCCCGTGCCAATTTTGCCTAAAGCTGCGGCGTATTCTTGTAATGCTTTAAGCCTTGCATCATCGGCTGCCTTTTGGGCCTTTGCTACGCGGTCGATCATTGATAACTCGGCAGACTCGCGTAACAAAGCTGCGGTGTTTGCAGCGTTTGTAGTCTTACTGAGTGAAGCAAGGCGAGCGATCTCTGTAAGTTGGATTTGTACGCGCTCGCTATAACTTTCTTTAGCGGCTAAATCTCCCGCTGCCGTAATAGCCGCGTTATATTTACCAAACGCGATCTGTCTAGCCGTCTCTTTATCTGTCTCGGCCATCTTGCTATCGTTAATAGCTTTTAGCTCTGTGAGTAGCTGAGTGTTAATAGCTGCAAGAGTTGCTTCTTTAATTTGAGTTACGCCGGCTAGTTTGGCCATGTCTGCATTTTTTTGCAGAGCTGCTAGCTCGTTAATTTTCTTGAGAGCGAGCTCGCCGTTATCGTCCTCAATAGCCTGTAGGGCCTCGAGGCGTAGGATCGTTTCCTTGTCGTAGGTAGCGCGTAAAGCCGCAGCAATAGAGATACGGTTAGTATCAAATACGGCCGCTGCCTTTGATAACGAAAGTTTATTTTTCTCCGCTAAAAGTTGTTTTTTTGCTAAAGCTAATCTTTCTTTTTCCCGTTTAGCGGCTTCGGCCGCTGCCTTAGCCCGGTCGCGCTCTATTTTGCCTTGTGCATCTGTAGATCCTGAAACCGTCATCGGTGTAGTAAATGGCTTAGGCTTTATCGATGTACGCTCGCCTAGACGTATTAAAGCTCCTAAAGGACCGGCCTCAAGCGAGCGCAAAATTGGCGTAAGTAATAAACCAAATAGAGATTTCGTACCCGTAGGAGTCTCAAAGCTGACTAACTCGGCCATACCAATTAAAGCGTATTTGATCGACTCGCTAAATTTATCCATGGCATCGGTAGCTTTACCGATACCTTGCTCACCGGCTAAGATGCCAAACGCATCGACTAAACCCTCACCGATAGTTTCTTGAGCATCACCGGCGGCTTCGCGTAAAACACGCATTTGACCCGAAAACGTTTTTAGCTCAGCTTCTCCGGCACCGCCAAAAGTACGAGATAAAAGTTTTACGGCATCATTGAGATCTAGGGTTTTTAACTCAGTTTGAGTAAGCCCTAAATTATATTTTCTTAGACCTTTTGTATTACCCACGACGGCCGCGGCTAAATCGGCATTTACCGTAGCCAAACTTTCGCCCGATCCTGCCGCTACGTCCAGCGATAGGTTGAGTAGATCCTGAGCTTTAGCCGTATCGCCTGTAACGGTTACTAGCTTTTGGAAAGACTCGCGTAAAACCTCGCCCTCATAGCCAAACTTGGCCGATATGTCTGCAAGGTTTTTCTCAATAGCCGCCGTGTCAAAGCCTAAACCAATATTTTTTAACACCATCTCTAAACGCTTAGCGGACTTTTCATTTTCTGCAAAAGCCTTTACGGCATTTTTACCGTACGACAACATAGCCGCAGCGCCAAAAGTAGCGCCGAGAGTTTTAGCTAAACTCTTTACGCCTTTCTCAAAGCCGCCAATCTGTTTCTGACCTTTACCTAAAGCTTTACCATCCCACGTAGAGACGGCACTTACGACGAGACTTGGTATATTTTGCATCATGCCGCCTTATCGTAACGGCCCTGATTAAAGGCGTTTACTGTATTTATAATCGCTTGTATTACCGCAGCTTGAGCCTTACCCTGATCCTCGGCCCACGCTCTAAAAATCATACGACCGCGGCGCTCGCGACTATCGCCATATAGAGGGCCCATACGACTAACAAAATTAGCTCCGGCATTAGGGTTATTAGATTTACTTTTAGGAGATCCGCCCGGATTAGCTCGTCCGGCGGTTTCATAAATAGCACCTGAGGCCGATTTATTAGCAATAAAATATAAAGCCTGAAAACCATTTTTATTACGCTTGCTAGGAGCCTGCGAGTAATAGATACCTTTACGAGCTGCCTCGGCATCGTAAAAGGGAAAACGTCGTAGAGTGCCCTCGCTATTAAAAGTACGGAAGGCAGAATTACGCGCCGTAATCTTTTTACCTACGGTGCCCTCGTTCCAATTATAAAGGCCACCCGGCGCAGCGGTAGGCGCATAGCTACGAGCTTTATCGCGTATCGGGATCATAATTCCTTTAAGCTCTTTATTCATCTCTTTTAGTAGCTCGGGATCTACTTTACGGATAGCGCGCAGAGTCTCTTTAACGCCGTCTAACTTTACCGACATTTTTAGACTCCTCCGCTTGCTCGTTTAATACTTTGACTAACATCTTAAACATCTCGGGCTCGAGATCGAGTATCGCTTGAGGCGCGACCCCTAACCGTATCGATAGTTGCGCTACCAAATAGGTTAGAGTGCCGCGCCCTAGCTTAAAGGCTCGTCGTCTAGTACCTCGACCTTTTTAAGAGTATCTAAAAACTCGGCTCCAAACATTGGTACGGTTTCGCCGGATGTACGTAAGCACTCCCACGCTAACCAATATACGTCGCTCTGTTTCTCGTCATCTCTAAAAGCTTTGTGAAAGCCTTTTTTTGCGTATAACTCAAAGGCGTACTCAATTCGCGGCGAGATTTGATGCTCGCTTACCTCGCCGGTAGCCCTTGTTATTTTGAGTCGTGCCATTTTTTGCCCCTTTGTTAGTTTGTTATGGTGCGGTAGTAATTACGATTGGTGAGTTACACGTAAACGTGATGCTCTGAGTACCGATATCTCCGACCGCGCCGTTAATATCTGTAGTGTTATTTACTAGGATAGTCGTAGCGTACTGAGGGTTAGTAGCTGAGGTAGTCGCGCTAGTTTGCTTTAGCGTGATTGGTACGGTCGTACCCCAGGCTGCCTGCAACGTAGCGTTTACGTTAGCCGCTGCGGTATCGCTCAAAAAGTCTAGAGATATCGTGCTTGTCTCCAAACCCTTTGTAAATTTTCTGCTCGAGTCACCCATCGCGGTTACCTCAAGCTCCTCGAATACGCGGTTAATTGTCGCGCTTGTAACGTGATCAGAGAGTGCAACCGAGTTAAGGGTTACGACTACTCCGTTTGATAGAAATACGGCCATCGCCTATTCCTCGCTTTTCTCTGTAGTAGGTGTGTGTGTTTTTGTTTCTTTTTTTGGTGCTTCGGTAATCTGCCCTATCTTGATAAGAAAGGCGATATCTTCATCGGTTAGGCTCATGCTTAACTCCACTCGGTTAGGATTGAGATTGTAATATCTGTAGTTAGTAGATCGCCGCTTTGTACCGTTAAAACGCTCGGAGCACTTACCGCGCCGATATTCATAACGATTGGCGATGCAGCTAACTTTTGGAATACGGCGCAAACCATCGACTCGATGCCTTGTAGGTTGCCTTGA